CACCCTTAAAGAATGCGATGACGCAATGCAAGAGCTTATTGACAACGCAACCGAAAACTTCCACGAGTTCGCCTTCGAGTGCTACCACTATGACCCGAGAGATGATGAGTTTGGTTGGTTCATTTAATAAGTACCAGGTCGACCGATTCTGGACATCATTCAACCACGATCTATACAACAGAATTTGTGAAATCAAAATGACAGAGATATGAGATTCAAACTAACATACCAAGTCGGCAAGCAAGTGGTCCAGGAGTGGCTGTTTGCTTCCAAATCCCTCGCATACTGGCAGAAGTCAGTGCTGATGAATTCGGGAAGCTATAACATGGGGAAATTTAAAGTTACACCACTATGACAATCCAAGACCTAATTGACGAAGTCAAGCAAGAAATCGAGGCAAGAGACCTGGCGTATCGCCATGGAGCCAACAACCGCATGAGATACAAAGTGTATCAGAAATACTATCTCATGCACTATTTGAGAAAGCATAAGCTAACCCTCCAAGAGATTGGCGATTTATTCGGTCTCAAGCATTGCACTGTGTTGTATGGAGCGCAACAAGCTGAATGGTTGAAAAAAGACAGGCTGTTCCTGAAGATGACTGATGACCTACGCCAGAAATTTGAGAAGTACACAGCACTCAACTACCCCATCACAAGAAATCTCATCCATGATGTGATGCAATGTAGCGCATATTGGGAGCTCAAAAAGATACAGACTGACATCAAGCGAGGGGTGTATGGTGAGTTCACAAGCGTGACGGAATGACGATTGCTCTATTGTACCGATTACGACTCACTCTTATGGGAAGCCAAGAGCAAAAAATTTTTGAAAGCGTCAGCGTCATGAAATCAATCAAAATACAGATATTCAATAAGTTAAGCATTTTCGTATCGTCACGCTTTGTCATTTAGCGTCACGTTTATCAACAAAAATAAAATAAATATAAACAAATGCAACCATTTCAGCACTCATTCGTTATATTTGTAACTGGTTCGGTCTCACATCATAGAACCTGAAGGTATTATTGAAGCCTTATAATGAAATCGAAGTGAGACCCGATGGATTTATGAGGCTTTTTTTATTACTTAAATTTTACATATGGTAGAAATTTGGAAAGATATCCCAGGATTCCTGGACTATCAAGTCAGTAACCTTGGAAGAGTGAAATCTTTGAAAAGAGAAAAAGAGAAAATATTAAAGCCACAAAAAAGAACTAAAGGATATTTATGTGTTGGATTAAGGAGTTATAAGTTAAAACCAAAATTTATAGATATCCATCGCTTGGTTTTAATGTCTTTTGTTGGTATGCCTCCACAAGGAATGGAATGCGACCACATCAATAGAGTCAGAGATGACAACCGTCTTGACAATTTAAGATGGGTAACAAAAAGAGATAACGTTTTAAACTCATCATCTACCAAAATACAAAGTGAATTATTCTATCCTGGAGTTAAAATAAATTATGATAGAAATAAAAAATATCGTGTTCAATTTAGAATAAATGGAAAGGATGTTCACTTTGGAACATTTTATACTTTTGAAGAGGCTAAACAAAAAGCAATTCAAGTAAAACAAAACAACATTTTATGAAAGTATCAATCTTTAAATCACTCTTTAACATCAAAGAGACCCCTTTTGAATTGTCCATTCAGGAGGTATACAACCGCATCAGACTCGGCAATCCAGAGCTCATCAAAAAAGTATCAACCATACGATCACTTGAGAAGGCAGACCCCGAGCATGACCGACTCAAGTCGTCACTTAATGCCATCATGTTCAATGGTACCTTCACCGAGCGAAACGACAGCAGCTTGGTTGAGCATTCTGGTCTGTGCATCCTGGACTTCGACCAATATCCAACCAAGAAGCTGATGATGGAGGAAAGGAAGCGGCTGATTGCTGACCCCCATGTGATGATGGTGTTCACCTCTCCATCTGGCAATGGCTTGAAAGCTGTCATCAGAATCCCAAAGTCGGACAAGGTAGAGCACAAGCGCAGATTCACTGCATTCGGCAAGTACTTCCAAAGTGAATACTTCGATGTCAAGAACAGCAACGTCAGTCGGGTGTGCTTCGAATCCTATGACCCTGACATCTACTTCAGTGAGTTCTGCCAGGTGTTCGAAGGCATCGAGCAAGACCAAGGATTCACCTACACTGAGCGCACTCCCATCTGCATCCTATCCGATGAGGACAAAATCATCAGCTTGATTGAGCGTTTTGACCATGGATGTCAATTCGAGGATGGCAGTCGCAATGAATTTGTGTTTAAATTAGCAGCAGTTCTCTGCGAGTATGGCATTGGGAAGGATACGGCAGAACAGTACATCTGGACAAAGTATGCTCAAGGCACCAGCTTCAGTGAGCAAGAGATGGTCACAACCATTCGCTCGGCATACAAGAAAGCCTCCTACGGCATCAAATACTTCGAGGACAAGGATACCTTCCAAAGAGTACGTCAAAAGCTCAAGAGCGGCATCCCTGACGATGATATCAAGAAGCAGCTCAATGTGCGAGAGGATGTCATTGAGGACATAAAAAAAGAGATTCAGACAGGTGATGATATATTCTGGTCCGTCAATGAGAAGGGTACAATCACAATCAAGCCATCCAACTACGCTGAATTCCTGGTCAAGAACGGATTCAATAAGTACTATCCAGAGAATGCAGAGAAGCCAACATTTGTCAGAGTCAAGGAGAACAAGGTCAAGATATCATCGGCTGAACAAATCAAGGACTTTGTGCTCGACTATCTCCAAAGCAAGGGTGAAATGGATGTCTGGAACTACTGCTCCAGGAATGCATTCCTCTTCAATGAGAACTTCATCAATATGATTGACAGCATCAACATACTGATGCTACAAGATAGCAAGGATGCGTCTTATATCCCATTCAAGAATGGTGTGGCAAAGATATCCAAGGACAAGGTAGAGCTAAAGAGTTACATCGATGTCGATGGCTACATCTGGGAGAATCAAATCATCGAGCGTGACTTCACGCTGCTGGATGACTGCACCAATGACTTCCAAGATTTCGTCAGCAAGGTGTCAGCAGATGACAGCGGCAGAGTGGATGCCCTTGAGACAACACTCGGCTACTTGATGCACACCTTCAAAGACAAAACAGACCAGAAAGCAATCATCTTCAATGACCAAGAAATCGATGACAACCCGAATGGAGGGTCAGGCAAGTCACTCATGCTCGCTGCGCTGAACAATCTGCGCAGAGTGGTCAAGATAGATGGCAAGTCATTCAACCCATCCAAGTCTGACTTCGTTTATCAGCGAGTCAACCTCGATACGCAGATTCTTGCCTTCGATGATGTTCGCAAAGCATTTGACTTCGAGCAGCTATTCAGCCTCATCACTGAGGGAATTACCGTCAACCGCAAAAACAAAGACGAGATATTCATCCCATTCAACCGCTCGCCAAAAATTGTCATCACTACCAACTATGTCATCAGTGGTGCTGGCAGCTCTCATGATCGCAGACGTCACGAGCTGGAGTTCTATCAGTACTTCCATAGCAAGCGCAGCCCACTCGATGAGTATGGTCGGCTATTATTCGACTCATGGGGTGATGAGGATTGGTTGAAGTTTGACAACTACATGGTAAAGAATCTCCAGAAGTACCTGACAAATGGATTGATGAAAGCCATCAGCATCAACGCAGATGCCAAGCGATTCATCCAGGCAACGTGCAAAGACTTCTTTGATTGGGTGGAGGAAGGCAACCTTGCTCTCGATGTGTACCACTACAACGGCAGCAAGATTCAAGAATTCACTTCCGAATTCACCTCATTCAAAGAGCTCGAGCCACGCAGATTCCTCAAATGGGTACAGTCGTATGCTGACTACAAAGGCTACAACGTCACAAAAGGGCGCAATCACAATGGAAGATACTTCCTTCTCGAGTCGGGAACTCCCAAACCTACTCAAGAAGATGATGATATTTGGGATGAGTTAAATGAAAAAGCGAAGCAATGAAAAAGACAGCACTCGATTGGTTTCTAACTGAATTTAAAAAACAAGTTTGGTTTGAACCAGATTCAGAACTTGATATCTGGATAAATAAATTGATACCAGAAGCAAAAGAAATGGAAAAAAAAGAAAAGCTAACAAGGCAGCTATTTATCGGAAAAGTTGTTGAAATTATTGGCTTTGAAAAGACATTAGAGCTATTGAAAGAATCTGAAAAAACAATGAAGCAATGACCAGACAACACCGACAAATCCTAAAAGATTTACAATTGAAGCACAAAATGGAAAAGTATCCAACCATCCCACCGCATCTCATCGCTCTGGACCAATGGAATGACAACTCAGCCAATGCACTGACCAAGTCAATCATCGCATTCCTTCAGTTCAACAACTGCCAAGCGGAGCGCATCAACACGATGGGAGTCTATCGCAAGAAATACCGCACTGATGGAGTCGCTATCGGTGGTCAGTGGACCAAGGGAACCGGCACACCAGGCTCGGCAGATATCTCCGCAACGATCAAGGGGAGGTCTGTCAAGATTGAGGTCAAGTATGGCAAGGATAGACAGTCAGATGCACAGAAAGCATACCAGAAAGCAATCGAGGAAGCTGGTGGTGTGTACGTTATTGCGAGAGATTTTGAAGGATTCTTGAAATTTTATGAGCAGTTTTGCGAATCAATCAAATAAAAGCGTATATTTACAATTCAAAACAACAAAAAAAAACGATTATGACTACAAAGAAAGCGGAGGCTACACTCGCAGAGCCAATGAACATTTGGCAAAAATTACACGCTGCCAAGCAGCAGATTGGGAAGGTTGCAAAGAATGCAACGAATCCTCATTTTAAAAAGAGCTATGCCGACATCAATGCGCTGCTCACAACGGTGGAGCCAATCCTCCACGAGCATGGACTGCTACTCTTGCAGCCAGTGGTGGGCAATGATGTGGTGACTCGTATCATCGACATCGATTCTGGTGAGGTCATCGAGTCATTCATGAGCCTTCCAGTCATCACAGACCCACAAAAGGTGCTCGCTGCTGTCACTTACTTCAGAAGAGGTACTTTGCAGTCACTGCTCTCACTTCAAGCTGTTGACGATGATGGCAATACAGCATCTCAAGGTGCAGCATCAAAGCCAACGATCACAGATGACCGCTTCAAGAAAGCACTCGAATCAATCGAAGCTGGCAAGTATACCGCAGAGCAGTTGGCTTCCAACTACGCACTCACTGAAGCTCAATCCAAAATGCTTGCACTATGAAATGGCATCCATCGCAAATCGGTAAGCTGATGACCAATGGCAGAGCCAAGGACAGCATCGGAGAAACAGCCAAGAGCTACATCAAGCAGTGTGCAAAGGAAGATTTCTACAACTACACCACAGAACTCAACAACAAATATATCTGGAAGGGTAGAGAGCAAGAGCTGGAGTCAATCAACCTCATCAACTCGGTGAGGTTCACCAACTACGTCAAGAATGAAGTGACCATCGAGAATGACTATCTCATCGGCACTGCTGATATTGTCATCGAGCAGCGAGTGATTGATGTCAAAACATCGTGGTCACTGGATACATTCCCGGCACTTGCGGAAGATGCTGTCAACCCACTCTATGAATGGCAGCTCAGAGCATACATGATGCTATATGATAAGCCATGTGCCGAGCTGATATACTGCATGGTCACTACCTGGGATGAGTTCCTCAACGAATATGAGAATCTCCAGCTGCACAGAGTCGACCACATCAATCCTGAAAAACGAATTACAGCTCTCTGGTACGATAGAGATGAGGATATTGAGGCTAAGATGGTTGCTCGCCTTAAAGAAGCATCCGATTTATATCATGAATATTATGAACAATTGAATCAGAAGTAAAATGAAAACAAGTCAATTGAAAACAAAATTCATCAGCGTTAGACTTACTGAAAATCAATATAAATCATGGAAAGAATGTCTTAAAAAAACTGATTTGACGAGTACTCAAATGATAGGTAGGTTTATAAATTGGATGAAAGATTCTAATAAAATTGAAAATAAAGAGTTGATTAAATCAATTGCCAGAATGCAAGCGGAAGCAATTATTCAAAGCAAATCTGAGCATGAACTACCTTGGGAGGTTGATGAATATAAAGAATACTTAGTAAAAAAATTATTAAAACAATAAATAACAAATAAAAATGGAAGAGCTAAAAGCAAAAGGCACCATTCACCAGCTCGGTGAAGCCAAACAAGTAAGTGAGAAGATGAACATCAGAGAGTTTGTGCTCAGCATCGGTGACAAGTATCCGCAGCTGGTACAATTTCAAGCTGTCAATGAGAGAGTGAAGTTCCTGGACAATGCAGCACCAGGAATGGAATGTGAGGTCAAGTTCGACTTGAGAGGTCGTGAGTACAATGGCAAGTATTATGTCAGCCTCAATGCTTGGGATATCCGCATCGCAAAACCAGCATCAGCACCATCAAACCCTATCTCAGATGAAATCGATGACGATTTACCTTTCTGATGGCGAGAACATTCGGGACTTCATCCACAAAGAGTTGAGGTCCCGACTCTCAAAACGCTACAAAATGACACATTTGGCTGAGGATATGAATCTCAGATACTACACACTGAACCGATTTATGAGAGGTCAAGGTGCTGGAGATGAGTTCTATATTCAAGCATTCAACTTTCTAATGAAATGAGATACTTCATCGGATATGTCGGCACCAGGAATGAGGGACTTGACAACATTGTGAAGCGATTGGAGGACCTCTTGAATGAACTCAAAGGGTGCTCTTATTGCATAGTACTAACCGTTTCTGATGAGGTGCACATCTCGGAAGTAACACCAGAAGAATTCTATGAACAATGGTCAAGCCTTAACTGATGGAACAGCAAATACAAGACCCAATTGTACTCAAAGTACTCGCTAAGTATTATGAGCGCAGCCAGCTCGGCATCAAGAAATATGGGCGCACTTTAGATCGTGATGACCTGAACCTCATCGATTGGCTGAATCACCTCCAGGAAGAGATGATGGATGCCACGCTGTATATCGAAAAATTGAAGAGTGAAATCAAATCAAACAAGGATAAGGGGTAAAAATTGCCACATATCTAAACATGAAATGTAAACTAAACAAGAATAATGAAAATAGAAATAACCCAATACGGACACAAGTCGACCTATGAGTTCGAACACGATGATGTTGACCTTGAAGAGTTGCTCTTCTACATTGAGCGTGTCATCAGGTTGACTGGATACGAATTTGACGGACATTTAGAAATAGTAAACGAAGAAGAATGATACTATCAATTACAGCTCTTATAGCAAGCATATTAGCATTATCTTATCAGATATACACCAATCGTGAGCAAAATAGGAAGTGGGATGAGTATTTTGAGAATAAGAAAAAACAAAATGAAATCCAACAAGATAATGAAATAGTAATCGAAAACAAAATCAAAGGAAGTGTATTCCTTAACCCGAAAGACCTATGAAACTAAACCAAAACGATCAACGTGAGGAGATGGCTGCAATCGGCACCATGATACTCTTGACAGCAGTAGCTATCATTTTAATTATTAAAACTATCTTTGACCTATGGAACTGATACAATACCTCGCACTCGGGTGGCTCATCGCCAACTTCGAGCCTCTGCACTGGGTCATCGACTTCACATTCATGAGAGTCATCCCAAGCTCCAAGCTCGGTGATTACATTCACGCTGGCTTTGGTTGCTGGAAGTGCACCTCATTTTGGACTGCTCTGATACTTTCAGGCAATATATATACGGCAGCAATCACAGCGATGGGTGCCTACATCATCAGCGAATGGATAGAGAGCAAATAGAATATATCACAGCAGTGCAACAAATGGATGAGAAAGAACGTCTCACCAAGAAAGTGCTGAACCAACTCAAGCGCATCAAGGTCAGCGTGACCGGGCAGCCTGATCGTGAGTGCTTCTGCTCGCAAATCAGACGCAAAATCTGGTACAAAGACTTCACCAACTGGTATGAAGGCAACGCTTGACCGCTACATATCGTCCCACTATGAGGAGCTGTACCGATACACCAGGTACTTCTGCTCCAAGTACAATCCGAAACTCACTATCGACACGGTCATCTCCAACGCATACCTTCACTGCCTCGAAATCAATGACAACACCGAGGATGTCGGCAAGGTCAAGAGCTATATCCTCAACTCAATCAAGCGTCAAGTGATTTGGAAGAACGTCAACAGCTTCAAGGATGAGCGAATCCTGGCATCAGAAATCGCAGTGCCAGACCAATTCGATGATGAGGAGGACCTCAACTACAAAATCGCCATCGAGCAGCAGTACCAGGGATGGAAGTCATCGGTGGACATCTATCGAGATGGGCTATCAGACAATGTGAAGATTGCAGTCGCCAAGGCATACTTCGACAAGGGGCTGACAACTGCACGATCAATGGCGCAGTATTTCAACATCCCAGTGACGTCAGCGCACTACCTAATCTCTGACATAAAAAGCACACTTAAAACCATACACCATGAAAATAAAAGATGAATACAAGGGCAAGACTATCGTCAAGAATACCTCGCTCGGAAACATGACAGTAATTGTTGACAATATAGATGTGAACAGATACCAGTACTATGTCAGCATAGGATTCGGTTATCTATTCGAGAAGGAGACAGCAACTGCACCAATCCGCTACGAGGGAATCGAGGCTGATGAGCAGACGGAAGCACCAGCACCAACACCAACACCAAAACGAAAAAGAAAAACCAATGCCAAAGCCAACACCAAACGAAACCAAGGATGAGTTCCTAAATCGCTGCATGGGCGATGAGGAAGCACTCCAGGACTTTCCAGAGAATGACCAGCGATATGCTGTGTGCAACTCTATGTGGGAAGAGTCCAAGATGAGCGCATTCTCAAAGTTCAGAGCAGCATTCGCAGAGAAAACCTACTCCGACTATCCTGACTCGGTGCGCAACAACGCACGCAGAGGCATTGAGCTCAACAAAGAACTCGGGAACAAGTGCGCCACTCAAGTCGGTAAGGTCAGAGGACAGCAGCTCGCAAATCAAGAGCCAATATCTGTGGACACGATCAAGAGAATGTATTCATACCTATCCAGGGCAGAGCCTACATTCGAGGATTCAGCACCTGAGGACTGCGGATACGTTTCATTCCTTCTATGGGGTGGAAAGACTGGACTTGATTGGGCAGAAAGTAAACTTAAAGGATTAGGATTGATATGAAAACTGGTAGACCAAGAAATTTCGAAGAGCCAGAGGACCTATATCAGCTTTTCGTTGAGTATAGAAAGCACGTCAAAGAGAATCCACGCTATTCCTATGCGCTTTCAAATAAGACTGGGAAGGCTGAACCGATTCCACTTGAGGTGCCATTGACAATGAGCGGATTCAGAGTATTCTGTCATGATAAGGGTCTTGTGGTGAATGATTACTTCGCAAATACGGATGGTAGATATTCCGCGTTTACTACAATCTGTACGCATATAAGCGATGAAATCAGAGACGACCAAATCAAGGGCGGCATGGTTGGGCAGTTTAATGCATCCATCACTCAGCGACTGAATGGTCTCACTGAAAAGACTGACATCACTTCTGGAGGGCAAAGCATCTCCGAGGTGAAGGTGAACATAATTAAACCGACAGAGTAATATATTTATTATATTTGCTGTTGGTTGCTATAGGAGAGAGAACTGTCCTATGGCTACCGCATTGCCTAAAACTGACCTATGGCTGAAATCTCAATCGACAGCACTGTCATCTTCGAAAAGAACTACACTGCATTGGCAGACCCGAGCATCCGCTTCATCATCAATGAGGGTGGAAGCCGCTCCAGCAAGACCTACTCGCTATGCCAGATGATCGTGGTCTACTGCCTCCAACATCCTGGCAAAGTGGTCAGCATCGTGCGCAAGACATTCCCAGCTTTGAGGGCAACCGTCATGCGTGACTTCTTTGAAATCATGAAGGAGATGGGCATCTATGAGGTGACCAGCCACAACAAGTCAGAGCACATCTACACCTTTCCGAATGAAAGTATTGTGGAGTTCTTTTCAGTCGATAATGAGCAAAAAATCAGGGGTCGCAAGAGGGACCTTGGGTGGTGCAATGAAGCCAATGAACTATGGTTTGAGGACTTTCAGCAGCTCAACATGAGGACCGAGCAGAAGCTCATCTTCGACTACAACCCGAGTGAGTCATCATCCTGGCTCTATGACCTACCGATGGAGGAGAGCATCATCATCAAGTCAACGTACAAAGACAACCCATTCTTGCCCGACAGCATCAAGCGTCAGATTGAGGACCTCAAGCGCACCGATGAGTCGCTGTATCAAATCTATGCGCTCGGAGAGAAAGCTATCAGCAAGAGCAACATATACTCCAACTGGACATTCGTCAAGCATCGCCCGGCAAGGTTCGTAAACTTTGTATACGGATGCGATTTCGGGTACAATCACCCGACAGCCCTGGTGAGGGTCTACTGGTGCGACAATGACATCTACATCGAGCCGGTCATCTATGAGAGCTACCTGACCACCACCAACCTCATCGAGAAGATGCAGCAGATGGATGTCGAGAAGAATGTCACCATCGTGGCTGACTACGCTCGCCCTGAAATCATTGCCGAGATGAACAATGCTGGCTTCGATGTTCAGAACGCTGATAAGTCAGTCAAGAAGGGCATCGACAACATCAAGACCTTTGGAGTATTTTGTGAGGACAATCCTCAACTGAAGAAAGAGTACGAAAACTACAAGTGGAAAAAGATTGGTGATATGATTGATGACACACCAGTGAAGCTCTTCGATGATGCCATGGATGCCATCCGCTACGCTGCCACGCACATCCGCCAGGAGTATTACACCGATGACTCATACTTCGCCTTCTAAACATTTGGCTGCCTTTCTGCAATATAAGCATGGCATTTAGAACACAGAAGATATCCCAGATGACTCCGAAGGGAGCCGACCTGGAAGCAACCGACCTCATCGAAGTATCCACCATTGAGAGTGGAAGCTACGTCACACGATCTATAACTGGTCAAGAACTCATTGATGCGATACCAGCACCGACGGGCTTTGTCCCAACGTCTCGCACGCTAACAATAAACGGAGTAACCCAAGACCTATCCGCTGACAGAACGTTCACTATTGCAACAGGCTTAACAGTCGGAACTACACCGATAGCTTCGGGTACAAACGGAAGAGTATTGTTTCAAGGTACGGGGAATGTGTTGCAGCAGAGTTCGTCTTTATTTTGGGATAATGCGAATGAAAGGTTAGGCGTTGGTACAAGTACACCTGCTCAAACTTTTCAAGTTTATAGAAACACTTCGGCGGGTTACTTGGCATCCTTTAATAGTGGCGCAACGCTAAACACGAATGCAAGTTTAACAGTAAGAATTGAAAACGCTAATTTACCAAGTTTACAAGCACTAAATCCAGGTGCAGGAGCATTTAACACTTTTGCTTTAAATCCTTTAGGCGGAAATATACTAATCGGCACAACAACCGATGCAGGCTTCCGTTTAGACGTCAATGGTACTGCGAGGGTGAGTGGCTTAGTTACTGCAACTTTGTCAAACTACAACTCAACGCATTCAGGCAACACTACACGAGGTTTCTATATTGTAAATAGTGCAGACTCAATTGTTAGGGGTGGTATTGAATACGATGGCACAAATGCTTTTGTTCAATTAGCGGGTAGGTTTGCAAACGGAGCTCCTTTTTTCCGTCAAGATGGTGGAAATGGTAATATATCATTTTTAAGAAATAATGTAGAGTTCGGACGTTTTTTTGGAACGGGTAACCTACTAATTCAAAACGGAGGAACATACACAGACGCAGGCTTTAGACTTGACGTTAACGGGGATACAAGACTTGGAAGTGGAACTACAACGGGAACAACTGAAGTAAGGGGTTCAAACATTGTAATATTTCGTGTTAATGACGTATTGAATAACAACAATATGGGTATTTACAAAAATGCCACAAGCGGTTATTTATTTGAAAGCAGTTCGGCAAATCAGTTAAGTTATGGTTATGCCTCAAATTATTGGATGAGTTGGAGAAATAGTACAAAGTCTATTGCTATTGCCTCAACGGGTTCAGAACCAACACCTGCGGCAACTGCGATTTTTGACTTGCAATCCACAACAAAAGGCTTCCTACCCCCACGAATGACCACAACACAAAAGAACGCCATTGCTTCACCTGCAACGGGATTGCAAGTATATGACACTACACTCAACCAAATGAGTTACTACAACGGAACAACTTGGACAAATATCTAATAATAAAAATATGAAAACACAACCAACACAAGGAGTAGCAATCGAGCCGATTGAATACCCACTTAACGCAGGAACGGCAACGCAAATGTCCGTTTTAGTTCTTAACTTTACGACAGAAGCAACCACTTGCACAACGTACTGGCAGCTCCTAACTGAAGACGGACTCCAACTTTCGCAAGGTAACTACACGCTAACCGAAGAAGAGTTCGCAGCTTGGGGTACTGACAACAACTACGTGAACGAGGTCGTTGCTGCCGCTATTGGCGTAACTTTAATTTAAGATTATGATTCAGCTCACTGAAGAGAATGTGAAAGCATTGGTGGAATTCGCCAATGAATTGCCAACCAAGTATGGTCTGCCGTTATTGCAGTTCATAGAGAAACTCAAAGAGAATGGCGCAGACAACGATAGCGAAGCCTCAGACGTTTAGTCCGGCATATAACCCACTCAAGTTCCAGATTGACTCGACCAACAAATCGAAGTCAGGCTTTCGCTATATCTTTGATGTCTATGCTGCTGGCACTGCAACCAAGATAGCGGAGTATAAGGTGCTCCCAACCTACGGCACTGGCTATGGCGAGGAGGACCTATCCAAGCTGCTCCAGAATCAGGTGAGCTGGGACCTCAACACAGAGCTCACGTCCAACTATGGCGCACCGAATTCATTCTGCGCATACGATGTCAAGGTCGGTGAGGAGTATGTCTACGAGGTAGCCTACACGAGCAGCTTAACCAATGCGAGTGGTAGCGTGCGCATCAACGTCACCAACTTATTCGCTGCTGGAGACCAGGTCATCATCACTCAAGCTGATGGTGGAGTGGCTAACCCACAGCTCGAAGGACTGCACACCGTTGTCAGCGCAACTGGCTCGGCATTCGTTGTCAATGTCAACTGGTCCACGATCACGAGCGCAACAATCGATGGCTCGGTGAGCTACGCTGACAAGCGTAAGACCATCACCAGGAACATCACTCTGTTCGAAGATTATGGCGTATTCAATGGAGCCTTGAGATGGTTGGACTTCCCGACATACGACTACCTCGATTACAAGCTCAACGCATCAACATCGATGTGGCTGACCAACCAACCGACAGCTGATTTCTACTGCACGTTGGGTCAAGACTTGTATCTCAATCTGCTCAACCCGAAAGGCTCTGACCGAGTAATCTTTGAGAACAGCAATGGAGATGTGTTCTACAAATCTGTCGGCACACTCAATGACATCA